CAAGCTAATGACAAGCTCGGTGTACTTTATGCCGTCCGTGACCAAATTGCCGAGAAGCTAGACAAGGGTACAGGGGCTAGAGACACAGCTAACCTAGCTAGGGAGATGAGTGAAGTGCTAGATCAGATAGCCGAAGCTGAGAAGAGGCAAGGCCCTAAAAAAGACACTGTCCTAGCCGATCTACTCGCAGGGAAGCCCAAGAAGGCCAAGGGGGCTCGTAATGGCTCGTTTAAGGCCCACACAATAGCGGAGATAGAGGGTGAGTAGGTACGGCAATCAAAAACCTAGAATCGACATCTACCACGATGGAGACATCGAATTGGCTGAGAAAACTATCGGCCTTATGGAACACTATGGCCACACTCCACTACCATGGCAGAAGGCTATTCTCCGCCGATGGCTCGCCATAGACGAGACGGGCAAGTGGGCCAATCAAACGGCAGGGCTTATGCTACCGAGACAGAATGGCAAGAGCTGGTTGGCTCGCGCTAGGGTGCTAGGTGGAATGATTTTCTTGGGGGAGCATCTTATTTATACTGCTCACCAAACTACCACAGTAGATGAGATAAAAAGACTCACTCTTAGGTTCTTCTATGACGCCGAGCCAGAGATTCGAGACTTACTAACGGGCGAGTTCGACAAGGAGCCGAAGTCATATGACTATATCGAGCTTAGGAATGGTGGTCGATGTGTTTTCAAGACTAGAACTAGATCAAGCGGTCTCGGTTTCACATCGGACACCCTTATCTACGATGAGGACCAGGAATGCTCGGACGCTATGGAAGAGGCGCTACTACCGACCATCTCGGCTGGGCCACTCCAAAACCCACAGGTCATTATGATGGGTACCCCGCCAACCGCCGGCTCGACAGGTACAGTGTTCTTGAGGGCTCGTAGGAATGTCTTGCAGGGCAAGTCAGACATCTGCTGGCAGGAATGGTCGGTCGAAGATATAACAGACAATCACGATGTTGACGCTTGGTATGCTACCAACCCAAGCCTAGGTCATCTAGTTACCGAGAAGGCTATCCGAGCCGAATCAAACACGATGAGCCAGGACTCATTTAATAAGATGCGCCTAGGATGGGTGCCAGGAGTGGATGCTAAGAGAGTGTTCACTGATGATGAATGGAATGAGCTGGCAGTCAAAGAAGTAAAGTTACCAGAGAATCCTGAGCTTGTTTACTCAGTAAAGTTCGCACCTGACAGGTCAGCGGTTACGCTTGCCGTTGGTGTCGTCATGGGTGACAAGGTCCATGTCGAAGTGGTCGATAGAAAAAGAATGAATGACGGCATCGCCTGGCTAGTTAGATGGCTATTAGACCGGTGGAGAAATTGTAACAAGATAATCATCGATGGCGCCGCAGGGCAGGGGCTCCTAGTTGAAGAGCTAGTTCGCTCAGAGAAACGAATCTCCAAGAAGATTCTCACTCCAAACGTCAAAGAGGCTGGGAGTGCTTACGCTTCGTTCTATCAAGCTATCCATGATAAAACTCTCACCCACTACAATCAGCCACTCTTAAACTCGGCTATCAGAACAGCTAAACGTCGTGACATTGGCAAAGATGGAATGTTCGGGTACGCTCCACTCAACCCAAACATTCAGATGGACCCTGTGGATGCTGTGGCTTTTGCCTATTATGGGTCAAATCGGTTCAAGGGCACAAAGAAAAATACCACTCCGCAGAGAGTGATACTTTTCTAATGCTTACGCTACTTCTTGCGACTAGCCGCGCCGCCCTTAGCCCCAGCTCGACGGGCTAGTGCTCGGTCGGCCTCAAAGCCCTTTGGCTTGGTATCAGTTCGGCTCCCACCGATTTTGCCGATGCGAGCATAGTATTGTTCGCCGTGTTGCGCTATGATGGTTCTCTTAGCCTTAAGGCCAGCGGCGCGCCTTGATGTGCTTCTATTTGCCATGCCCACAATATACAAGTGCTTAAGCTTCGTGTCAGAACACCTGATGCTTATGCTCCACAGCTCTACTGCTTATGGTTCACAAGCGCTTAAGCTACACCTCTACTGCTTATGCTCCAGATGTCTACTGCTTATGCTCTTGACCTACTGCTTATGCTGTGTTATATTAGCCATATCACTTAGGGTTTGCTTTTTTCTTAGAATCCCTTCTGGAAAAGTTAGCGTGTTTACCCCTAAGTGATTTTTGTTAGCGCTTTTTGTCGGTGCCATTCGCTCGACGCTTCGCCCAAACTTTGTTAGCGATAGCCGTCGCTTGCTCGGCGCTCTTATTAGCCTCGCGCTTAATCGCCGCCGCCCGCTTAACCTCGCTCGTGTTTAGCCACAGCGTCGCCAGCCGCCGTAGCTCTAGCTCGTCGTACTCGCGCGCCTCGACGCTGGCGCCATCGCCCCCGGATAGCCGCGCCTCCTCCTCCGTGACGTACCAGCGCGCCACCTTCGCCCCCTGTTGATCTGTTAGCCTGTATAGTCTAGCCATGTTTAGCCCTTCTGGCGATCCCGTCGCCGTTATAGTTTACATTTAGCCCGGCTTTAGCCCGGCCATTTTTGCACCATAACATGGCCCCGGGATGATCCGGGGCCCGGTATTTTATGCGCCATATTTAGCCGCGCGCCGCGCCTATCTCTTCCGCCTTTTTGCTCATCTTTTTTGATCCCTTCTAGCTTGTAGCTTTTATTTTGTTGTGCGCCCATTATATAGCATAATGTGCTAAAAGTCAAGCGCCATTTATATATTATATATAGGATCGCAAAAACACCCCCAAATATAAGAAAATGGCCAAAAAAGTCAAAAAAAGTTATAAAAAAGTGTTGACATATAATAGCATGGTGTGCTATACTGTAGACAGTTAAGCAAGTAAACACGCTAACTAGGGAAGAGCAAGCGCCGCCTAAAATGGCGCAAGAACCAAGAAAAAGCTAAACAGAAGGGATAAAAAAATGGCTACAGAATCAAACATCAACACATATTACGAAGAGCTAGTACAAAGCCTAGCCGAGCGCGCCGCCGATAGTTTAAAAGATGGGGGCTACGGTGACGAGTCCGAGTGTATATGGCAAGCTATGGACGATGGGCTAATATATTACGCCGATCAGGCCTACATTATAGCGCACATGCTACAAAATGGCGTCATAACATGGGGCCAGCCGGTGAGCTGGGACGCGATAACAGAAGAGCTATATGACGACATCGCCAGCGAGCTGGAAGAGTTAAAAAACGCCGACGACGAAGAAGAAGGGGGCGCCGATGTTGAGTAACGCCGACGTTATAGAAAAAGACGGGGCCATGTATGGATTTTATGGCGATATTATCGAGTATATTAAAAACGAGATAAAAAACGAGATCGACGCCGCAAATTTTAGCGTACTTGAGGGGCCATATAGCGAGATCGTCGAGGCCCTCGAGCCGCTAAAAGATAGCGATAATATAATTAAAATATCAGACAATAACGGCATGGGCTGGACGGCCCGCGAGTTAGTAGAAAAATAAGAAGGGATCAAATAAAATGAGCACAATTTTAGAACTAGCCGAGGCGCAAGGGATCGCCGACAATGTAGTTAAATTGTCGGGCGCTGGTATACATACCACGATACGCGAGCTATATAACAACTTATACGCGGGGCTATATTATATCATCCGGGGGCGCTCGATCTGGCGCGTTAAGTACACGCCAGCGCGGGGCTTTTATAGCGTCCGCGAGTACGTCAAGCCAGCCGGCGGCGTACCGCTAGCCAAGCCGGGCCATTATCACATCATGACGCCAAGCGAGGCCCACGCGCTAGCGCCTAGCGCCAAGCTATCGCTATTATAAGAACAGATAAAAACACCCCCGACGGGATCACCCCCGCCGGGGCTTTTTGTGGCTAAAAATACCATAAAACTATTGACTATATATAGCACATTGTGCTATAATGTAAATAGTTAGCAAGTAAACACGCTAACTATAAAAAATAACAGAAGGGATAAAAACATGTTAAAGACATATTTAGGGCGCAATCATAACGGCGACAAGGTGTATAAAGTCACCACCAAACGCGGGGCGCTAGCATATTACGAGGTTAAGGACGGGCGCGCCTGTTTGCGCTCACTCGTCGAGATCTGGGCGCCGCGCCTACTAGTTGCGGCTTTTGTGCTTTTTATTGTGCTTTTTGGATTGCCTGGTGATCCGCTACACGGCGCCAGCAAATACCAGCCGAAAACTTGCGCCGGGGCGCTTGAATGCATGCAAGAAGGGGGTCGCTAATGGTGGGCTATATTTTACGCGCCGAAGAGTGCGCCGGCATGGGCGCCGACGACTTGCGCGAAGAGCTGGCCAAGCTTGCGCGCTATACGGAAGAGCTAGAAGAAGAAAACACGCGCCAAGCTTGCGACATCGCCGAGCTAGAAGAAGAGCGCGACGACTTGCGCCAGAAGCTAGACGCGCGCGACGATGGCGAAGAGCGCGCCGCCGACGCCGTCGCCAACGCTTGCGAAAAGTTCACCAAATACCAGGCCGAGGCGGGCGGGGGCTGGTATAGTCGAGACTTGCGCGAGTTTATCGAGGGGCTAGCCGACGCCATGGGCTGGCTAGCTTGCGCCGACATCGACGCCGACAGGATCGCCAACACGGCGCCGCTATTCTAGCATCGACATTAAACACGGGCCCGGCCATGTAGCGCCGGGCTTTTTTGATGTTTTTTATTTTTTAGCACTCGCGCGGAGTGATTGCCAGGGGGGGGTGGTCGCCCTCGCGCCGACGGCCGCGCTACCGCCGTGTAACTGCCCAAAAGTGTGGGGACATTTTGGACTTGATTTTGCCCATGGCGGTTGGAGCATGGCTTAAAATATGCCGTATTTGCCCATTATTTGGCTCTGTGAGGGCTTTTTGGCTCAAAGTCGATTAACTTATCATCTCGGCACTAAAACTCAACACAGAGCGTTCTAGACCCGTTCAAAATGCTACCTATCTGTTACATGCTTATTTACTTGGCCACCAAAAAACCACCCCGGGATGATCTGC